TAAAGCCGCGCTCAGGCGGCTTTGATAGTCATATCATCTGAATCAAATATTCCTGATGTATCGATATCGGTAATTCTTATTCCTTCACTACCATCCATTGGAGGCCATCCTTCCTGACCATTTCCATCATCCCAGTCGAACTCACAAACAACACCATATGCATTTAAGTCTTTCGAAATTGCTATAAGCAGAGCATGTTGCGCCAGCATGATTAATACAGCATTTAATACAGCGCCGTGTTTATTGAGTCGGTATTCAGAGTCTGACCAGAAATTATTAATCTGGTGAAGTTTTTCCTCTGTCATTACGTCATGGTCGATTTCAATTTCTATTGATGCTTTCCAGTCGTAATCAATGATGTATTTTTTGATGTTTGACATCTATTCATATCCTCATAGATAAAAAATCGCCCTCACATTGGAGGGCAAAGAAGATTTCCAATAATCAGAACAAGTCGGCTCCTGTTTAGTTACGAGCGACATTGCTCCGTGTATTCACTCGTTGGAATGAATACACAGTGCAGTGTTTATTCTCTTGTTTATGCCAAAAATAAAGGCCGAATATTCGGCTTCATTCCTCAAACTTAATCTCTGCTATTTCCCGGTCACCATCGCAAAACAGGTAAGATTCAGGGAACTGGTTTATAAATGAAATTATTCTTTCAATTTTAATTAGCGAATATTTCTGCTCTAATGGGTTATGCGGCTTAAACGAAGCACAGTCCAGAATCGCAGAATTGTATAAGATCCATTTGTGCATTTTTACCACCACTAGGTGTTAGTGGTGCCTCAGATAGTGGAACACCATATTTAGTAAGCCACAAATGAGGCCACTTCATTTGTATCTCTTTTTCATGCTGACATGCTCTTTCAAAATCAGATGGGACGTTATTTTTCATATAAAGCCACAGATCATCATCTCTGTTAGGGCACATCCAGCAAAGCGAGGCAGGTGGTGTAGGAAGACCATAATCCTCGACACATTGAATTGCCATCTGTTTAGTCATTAGCATTTCAATAAGTGGATAGCGCCTCTGCCACTTGCCAGTTGGGTATTTCGCTCTTCGTTTAGCCTCTTCAATGCTTATCCCCATCCAACTATCCACTCCTCTTGCTGTAAGATACTTCTCTCCATATCTTTCATTTAAAAATCTCTGAATAACTTCAGTTTTCCACTTTATAGAACAAAATGCTGGTTGCTTTCCAGCGCACATTCCTTTTGAATCCCTTCCCTCGTATTCTGTGAAATATCCAGGTAGAGGAACGTCTGGATCAGGCCCATCAATGTCGTAGGTAGCAAATCTACTTTTAGGAACAATCAGGTAATCAACACCCATATCTTCACAAATAGGAGCTATATATTTTTTCTGATATTCAAATACATTACTTGCCTCACGTTCTGTATCTGACATAACGATAATGTCAGGCTTTGGAAGAACGCCAGCATGTACTAAGCAGATTATTGCGTTACTTTGAGTACCACCACCGGAAGAAATAACATTTAGTCTTTCTGGATTATGCTTGAATTCTCTTCTTGGTATGAATTTACTTGTAAATCCTGGCATGTTATCTCCTTGTCTTTACAATTTGATAATCCTGACCTGTTTGTTTAGCGTATTGCTCAGCCTGTTCTTTTGTTTTGAAAGAGTTTCCGCAAACCCATCTACCGCAACTTCTGTATTGAATTTGGTAGCTCATATCTCACCCCTCATACAGTGGTTTGCTGCCTAATTTCATTTTCTGGCGACCAACACAAGTCACACCCATTTCACTGCGTGGCTTGCTGTACCATGTGCGCTGATTCTTGCGCTCAATACGTTGCAGGTTGCTTTCAATCTGTTCGTGGTATTCAGCCAGCACCGTAAGGTCTATCGGATTCAGTGCGCTTTCTACTCGTGATTTCGGTTTGCGATTCAGCGAGAGAATAGGGCGGTTAACTGGTTTTGCGCTTACCCCAACCAACAGGGGATTTGCTG